ATCACCGACAACGGCCACACGCATGCGGTCACGACCGCCGCACACGGGCACACCGTCACCGACGGCGGACACACCCACGCGCTCACGGCGCAAGCCATGAGCACCCTGCCGCCCTACTATGCCCTGTGCTTCATCATGAAACTCTAGCTCGAAAGGATATTTTCCATGAAACAGCATGTCATCGTCGTCCCGTCCGACCGCCTCATCATCGTTGACGGCACCCCGCTGCAGTTCGACTTCCCCGCCCCTGAAAAGCTGCATGCCGTCCAGTGGCATGATGGGAGCGGGCATATGGAATGGACGGACGACATCAATCATCCCCTGACCTCTGCGGATTACGCAGGCGACGTCGCCCCGTTCGTCGAACTGTGGGAAGCGGAAAAGGCCCGGCTTGAAGAAAAGGCCGCGGCAGCCGAAGCCGCCCGGCTTGCCGAGTACAACTCGGAACCGGCCCGCGCCGCCCGGGTGCGCACCGAGAGGGACCGCCGCCTTTCAGACTGCGCATGGGTTGTCGAACGTCACCGCGACCAGCTTGAAAACGGCGAGGCCACGACGCTCACGGACGGACAGTATCAGGCTTGGCTCGGCTACCGTCAGGCCCTGCGCGACCTGCCGCAGCAGCCCGGCTTCCCGTGGCTCGGCGGCGACGCGGACGATACGGATTGCCCGTGGCCCACGGCTCCT